TCTCTTCTTGTCTGGGTAGCACCAAGCAATCATTTCATCCTTTGATCTGGATGCTTTTAAAACCTTATGTATCTTATCGTTTAAGAAGAAATACCGTAAGCTTTTTGATTTGCCGTCTCTTTTAATTCCAGCCATTTTCCGAAAGCACTCGTTTCTTTATTGCACATCCAGCGTTTGCCGCACATGATACAAAATAATTCCATATGTAGTTTTTGAGAAAAAACTCTATCTACAAAAACTCTACCGTTGCATTTTCCACACCACATTATAAAGTAAACAACTTTCCATCTACAACGCAGGAATAATCTGGTGCAATATGAATCATTTGAATATGTGGGTAGTCGTTGACGATATGTGCAACAGCAAATCCTTTTTGCCAATCATGGTGTTGACTATATTTCATTCCGTCACTCTTTTCATCACACATGTGTCCAATTTCATAGCCACGAAGAGTCTCTCCCTCGCCACCGTTTCTAAGTTCATATGTTACCATATGCGAAGCAATTCTGTGTGAGTGTCCACGAATAAGGGAAACCTGTAAGTCTTCCATGTCTTTTCTAACTGATCCTGATGCTGCAATTGAGAGGCCGTGGTGTACGTGGATGTCTCCGAAGCGTCGTTTAGGTAGTTCATTATAATAAATGTATTCATATCCTAAAGAGTCTAAGCTCCACAAAGATTCTGGCGTAACCTCACTAATATATTCTGGAAGCTTGGCATCTACATAATTAAAAACTCTAATGTCATGATTACCCAATGCAGAAAATAGTTGAGCGTCTGGGAGCATCTCTCTTGTCTTTGCATAAAAATCTCTAGCGCCTTTTGCTTCGTGACGCATCATTGGAACAATTAAATCACCGCTTTCAGTCTTATGATAATTTAAAAACTCTGCCGATCTTCCTTCTGTATACTTACTGTAACACGCCTGATCATCCGTATCGCCTAGGTAATCAACAACGTCTGGCTTAAACCATTTCATTACTTTGAACCACAGGGCAATCATCTTATCATCTTGATACGGGAACTGCTGATCGGATGAAAGCATCCATTTTAAATCGTTGCTCATTTTCTACCTTAATACGTAAAAAAGTCACGGGTACGTGACTTTGATGTTACAGTAATTGTAACATATTGGTATGGCTTGTCAATAGGCTTACTTAAGCCTGTGTGTTATTATCTACGTTTCCTACTGCAATCCATCTTATTACTAGGCCGTCGGTGCCAGTCATTAAAGATGATGGTATAAGCAAACATTTAAAGCCTAGTTTTGTAGATTCAGTTAAATATACTGCATGCAGGGACTTAACACTGGCATTTGGATTTTCTATTTGTAGTGTAACTGAAGGAATATCTGTGAATGTGACATTTTCGTAAGTCACTGTATAGGGAACAGTTTTTTTAGCTTCCGCTTTTGCCGTAAATGAACTATGCAAGGTTGTATTGGCTGATTTTAGTACAGATGTTCCAGTTGTATTTGAAATATTAATTACAGTAATTTTTTCTCCAAGAGCAACTTTAGCTATATTAGAGTTCATTCTTTGAATTACTTCAGCTGAAACTGGGTCTCCGTCATTAATTACTACTGGATCTATATTGATTGCCATTATTTTTCCTTCTCAGTTGAATTTAATTTATTTGATAATTCTGTAATTTCTGCACGAAGAACTGCAATGTGTATCTCATATTGTGAGACAATTTCTCCAATTCTTTGCTGAAGTGCTTGTGTGATTAGTTCTGTTTTTTCTATTGCATTGCTCATGGCTATTCCTTTTCTTCAAAATATCTTTTCATAAGTAAAAAAGATTCATAGTTTATTCTGTGTTTAATAAAAGCTATGTCAGCATTATTTAATGCTTGCCCATAAATAATATCTATATCTTCTAGCAAAGATTGTTTTGATATTTGAATAAAATCAGCTAGATCATTTTCTGTTATTTGATTTAAAATAGATTTAAATGACATTGGAGCTTTATCAAATAATACATTATTATCATCATAATAAACAATGGTTGGCCTATAAGACCCGTATGCGCTTGGGTCTATTTCAAACTCAATTTCTTTTTTCATATTTACATTATATCCTTTGGAATTAATTTAGTCAAGCACTAAAACTGATTATTTGATGTATTAAGAGCTATCCAATTTAAATACACTCCAGTAGAGCTAAATTGAAGACCTGCACGGTGGAACATTTCAACCGTTGCGGTAGTGCTGGTTCTACTTCTAACTGAGCATACAAGGTCATATGTTGGGTCTTCTGGGGTAACAACAATTGTACAGTTAGCATTTCCTAAATTATGAGTAATTGTTATTGTTCTTGTATTCTGATTTGAGAATGTAAATGGACCAGATCTTCCTCTATATATTGCTGCTGCATACAAGCCTTGAGTTAAATTAGTTCCAGTTGTTGGTGATATTGAAATAGAATTACCAGCTATAAGGGTTAAATATTCTCCTCTCATTCTTATGCTATTTGTGTTTTTAGAAAAGTCAATATAGTTATAGGTCCAATCTGTTCCAACTTCCATATCGTTACTACTATATGAAGCAACCCACCCAGCAACAGAGTGATCTTTTCCATAAACAAGAAGACCTGGCATATTAGATTGTCCAGTAACCGCACTTTGAGTTAATGCCACTCCTCCATTTATAAAATTAAGTCCGTATGATGGATGATATCCTTGATAAATTTCTTTTCCATATATGTATGATGCAACTATATAGTCTGCCCCAACTGTTCCTTCAACAAGAAGGGAACCAGAAATTTTTGCAGTATTTGTAATGCCAAGAGATGCATTTATTTTTCCTATTATAGCTGCTGCACTAAATGATGTGCTAATTTTATTGTCAACTGTATCTGAGGTAACTTTAGTATTTAAAGAATCTATTAAAGAAGCCATGCTACCGTAGCCAGTAATAGATGCACCACTTAATGCTCCAGAAAATGTTCCATTAGATTGCAAAGCATTATCTGCTTTTTGTTTTATATCTCCAATTGTTGAACCGTCCGAAAATGAAGATCCAATATCTATATTATTTAATGTTGCGCTTGTAGCATATAATTTTCCACCAGATGTTACTCTAAAAGCTGCAGTTGTGGGATCATTGCTTCCAATCCACATTCTGTATGTGTTTCCATCTGAAGAAGATGTTTCTGATGATGACATTTTTATGATAGTTCCAACATTTGAGTTTCCAAGCTGTATGTATCCAGAGCTATCAAGCACAGCATTATTTTTAGAAATCTGAGTTCCACTTAAAGACCAATTACCGATGCTTCCAGCATTTGCAGTTATTGTTCCTGTTGCTGCATCCAATGTTACTGAGTTAGATCCATTTGCTACCTTAAGTCCAGTTGAATTAAGAGCAAAACCATTGCCTGCAAGTGTTCCATTTGGATTAATTGAACCATTGTAAATTGATGCCCCAGATGTAGAAAGATTAATATTACCACCAATGGTTGCAGTTCCTGTTGCACCTATGTTTCCATCTATGCTTAAAGTTTCGCCGTCCCATTTAATATAATTTGATGTCGGTCCACCAACTTTAAATTCTGCTGTGCTACCAGAATTTATATACCAATAATTACTTGAGTTAAATAAAAGACCACGTTTTCCGCTTACAACCCCATCACCAAATTTAAATGCACCAGCAGATATGTATCCGTTCATTACTGGTGTTCCTGGAATTTCTAGTGTGCCACCAGAAACATAACCAGACGTTGTGTTATTGTATTGATCATATGTTGCAACTGCAAACTCGTATGTTACTCCAACACCAAGTCCTTCTAGCTTGTATGATGTGCCAGAACCAGGAGAATCGGCATATGAATATACAGAGCCTCCGACAGGCTTAAATCTTATTCTGTACCCTCGAATGTCGCCAGATGTAACCGCACCCCAGTTTATGTTTGCATAGCCATTAAACCCAAGATATGCGTCAGGATCAATTCCACCACTAACTGATGCAGATCCAACTGCTGGGGGGCCAGTTATATCAACAACAATAGGATCCACTGGTTTTATTGGACCCCTAATTACAAATTTATTTGCGCTAGTTGTATTTGAATGAAAAAATTTATCTCTATGTAATATTTTAATATATCTATCTGCTGTGCTTGATGCAAGAATGTTAGCCTGTGTTCCAGTTCCAGTCCAAACTACTGGCTCGGAGCCATTAAAGGAACTTGATGTGCCTTCCCATATTATAGTATCCGTATAGTTTGTCCATACTGGCTTGTCCCATGTAACCTGATATGACAGAACTCCGCCTGTTGCTACAACATTTGTTGGTGCTTCTGTATAGTCAGGGATTGCTGCTGCAACTTGAGCTTGTGTTACAACAAATCGTGGTGATGGTGGACCAACTACAATTGTAGTATCTTGAGGATCATCATTAGACAATATATAAGAAAATACAAAACCATAATCTTTATATAAATTTAAATCTATATTTTCTATTATAACTTCATAAGAATTTTGAGACCCAGATACAACTGCATTGGCAGCTTGTACAGCGGTAATTGAAAGGTCTGGGGCAGCAACTTGTTGTGAAGGCTGGTATCCTCCTGAATCTAGGTAGTCAGGTAAACGCATTTAGAAACTAAGTCCAAGCTTATACTCTATATCCATTTGTTTTCCAGAAACTTTTGTTATAGGAGAAGATAAAACTGATCTGCTTATTAATCCGTATATTGGATCAAAGGAATCTTCATCATTAATTTTTAGACCATCCATGTAAACAGTAGTTCCAGATATTGTTTTTGATTTTGCCCCAACTAGTATTTTATTAATTGAAGTTGCATCGGGTGTACCAGACTTATACAAAGATCCAAAAAGTTCTGACAGCGAGTTACTTTTAATTTTATTTGGGCTTTCTGGTGATGTTATTGAAGAATCACCAATAATTCTAGTCTCAAAGTAATCAGTATTACCACTATAAAATCTAATATAAATATAATCTAAATTAGTATCCGCTTGTCTAAATGCTAAAGTTAAACTGTCATAGATACTGTACCCAGATAAATCAAAGCTAGCATTAAACCAATATTCTTTTGTAGAATAAGTTGATGGAGAAGTGACTACTGGTGTAGTCAATTTAAATAGAGATGCTCCTAGTCTTGGCTCTGGTGTTGTTACAAGAACTGGATTATCTCCTAATGAATCAACCCAAGGCAAAGCATTTTCAAATGAGCTTATGTATCTGTCTGAATAATCTTTTTTATTTGTTGATTGTGATGGAAATAATCCAACTTCTTTAATTAAACCAACAACATCATTTGGTAAAGATGTTTTATATATAACAGAATATGTAGTTATTCCAGTAATTGAATTTGTCTCTATATTTGGAGAGTTTACTTCTACGGGTGCTTTATAAAATTCAAAATCAAGTCTTGTATCATCTACTGTTGCTTCATTTGATCCTATTCCTATAGCAATAGCTTTGCTTGTAAATCCTAATGTGCCAGCTAAATAGTTTGTTAAAAATCTTTTTCCAAATTTAGTTAAAATATTATTTTGTCTATGAACTTCTACGCCGTCTTCATAAAATATATACGTTCCTTTTAATTCCATTATCCACCAACTCCTTTGACGCCACGAACTGCATCAGCTGCATTATTTTTTACTGTAAATTTAAATCTTATTTTTGAACTTTTATTTATGTCTTGATATATTTCTATATTTTTTAAGCTTATGTCTGATAATGTAGGGAATGGTCTTTGATCTGATGTGTCATCAGTAATTAGAATATCTTCACCTTTTGAGTAATTGCTAGAGCCTGATTTGCTATTTGGTAGAGTTAAAATAACGCTTCCATCTAACTGTGCTGTAATAACTAAATCATAGTACTGGCTTTTTAATATGCCTACAAGGGGATCATCTGCGGGAAGTTGAATTTTTTGCTTAGTAGTAAAACCACTAAACTTTATCTTATTATTATCTACAGTTGCCATTTTATTATTCTACCATTTCATCCAGTATAAATCGACCTACATCTTACTGAGGTAGATAAACCACTATCCCAGGAATGCCCTACATCTAATATAACATATTTACTTGCATATTTACCAGATGGAATAGTATCATCTGACGAGTATATGGAATTAAATGGGTATGATATTTCAACCATATCTCCTACTTGAATTAATGGGTTTGGGAAACATTGTATATCTATTGCTGTTTGTTGTCTAGACCATTGATCTTTCATCCATGTAGATAACTCTTTTGCTTCCCGCTCTTTTTGTATCCAAGTTGAATCAAAACCAATAATTTCAATATCTTTTAATTTTGCAATTTCTGGATCAATGTACTCGAATGGGTCTGTGGCAACAATCTGATCTCCTATGACCTGGAAGCTTCTTGTTTGCCCATCTGCTAATGGAACAAACGTTCCTGCATTATTTAATACATATGCCTCTAGCCCAAAAGAATTTGTAGATGAACCCAATAAGGTAACAAAAGGATTTAAAGTTATTTGTGCAAATCTAGGTTGTCCAGGCCTTTGTGCATATTTGGCATTTATATACTTTAGCTCTCTTGCTACTGGGCCAAATTCTTTAAAGAAAGTCGGTGCCGAAACTTTAGATCCTTTAGTTAAAACAAAATCTCCAAAAGATTGAGAGAGATATGATTGTGATCCCAGCATTCCACTATAAGGGTTATAAGTAGTTGTTGATGCAAACTGAGATTCTGATATAGCATTACTATATAAATAGTCGTAGCTAATAGATCCCTTTTGTGAAAATAGCCCAACCTTTTCTGTTATTGGAAGAACATAACTAGAACCATTATCTGTAGCTACAATAGTTGTATTGTCAAAATTAATTTTGAATGTTCTTCTAGATGTGTCATAGTTTACTTTAACATCAAGATTATATAGCTGCCCGCCAGAAACACCAGTCACGGTTGTTGAATCTCCTTTTTGAGAGTCAGTTATAGCAACCTGATACGGTTTTGCACCCTTCTTAAATCTCCAAAGAGTAATATTTTTATCAGTAAGCTTTCCAGTTGCAGTAGTTTGTTCTGTTTTAATTTCAATATAATAGCCTGTTGCACCATTATCTGAAAGGCAAATAGCAAGTCCACCAATTACTTGATCTGCCCCAGTAAGTCTTCCATATGAATCTTTTGTTAAAGGAAAATAAAAGCTTGTTCCTACACAAAAATTTTTAGTAGTTGCATCAATAAATTTTGCATTAGTTGTTGCAACAGTATAATTTTTATTTAATGACACAGTTCCTGGTTGTGATACCGTAAGCATGGATCTTGCAACATTTTTACCAGAACTATCTGATGCTTCTATTGATATTTTAGAATTGTCTATTGTTGGAGTTCCTGTAGTTTGTGTTGCTTCAGTTAGCATCCGTACTTCAAAATCTGTTTTGTATCCAGCAATATCTATAGTGTGAGCAGATACAGTAGTTCCAAATGCGCCCCTAGCTTTAATTCTATATTCTCCTGTCGGTTTAAAACTATTTACTTGTCCTAAAGCTTGATATTTTTGAAGGTCTACATCTGATTCAATCCATTGGCTTTGAGGTGTACCTGCAGTGTCTATATACGAATATCTAATTGCATCGTATTCTATGACCTCATCATTAAGAACAAGAAATCCAGTTTTATTAAGAGCTCTTAAATCAAGCCCATCCATTGTTGTTATTAGATTAATCCAAAGAGATGATCCCGCTAATGCTGTTGATTCTAAATTTTTTACTAATGCACCAGCTCCAAGAGAATAAACTGGGGACTGCCAAAGTAAATCTGAACTAGCATTGTATGATGAGCTCATTTGTGGCCTATAAAGAATTTTAACTCCCTGAACTGAAGGGAGGTCCTCTTTAGACATAGATATAATATTTGCTTCTTCTTGTGTAATGCCGCTAGATATTAGAGGGTCATATCTAAATGTAAAAGATTTAGTTTTGTTTTTATTATAAATCCACTCTCTTGTATAAAATTGAAGTACATTATCTTCATCAAATGTAGCTACCATTTGAGTATCTTTACAAAGATCTTGAATACACTCCCATACTGTTTTTGTGTCGTCTGTGTACCAGTAGTAAGGAGTTATTGCAGATTTATCTTTACCATCGGGAGACAAATTAAAATTGTAGTTTGTAAATCCTATGCCATCCAATAACCTTTTAATAATTGCAGGTGATGGTGCATCTTTAATTAAAATATCTGGTGCTATTATTTTTTGCAGAAGTAGAGCTTGGTCTAATGCTTGAAGATCCACTTGACCAAATTCATCCACATTCCAAGAATCAGCATAAAAACATCCTTGCTTTATTTTTTCTATAGTATTATCTGATTTTTTAATATTATAAAATGGCTTAAATAATACATTGTTGTAAAAATATGATTTTGTTTTATCAAAAGAAAATGTTTTATCGAATGATATCCCAGATCTATCTTCAAAAAATAAATTTGCATTTAAAGAATTTGCTGTTACATTTCCTACTGGAGTGAGGCCATTGGATGAATCAGATGCTCTTTTTTGAGTACTGAAAGATATTAAGTTATCCGTTAAATCTTTTACATATCTAGCGGATATTTCAATTACCCCAAGATAAGTATCTGCAACGTTAATTGAATTAATTTCAACTATTATTGAATCTATGTCTACGGGCGCTGCTGGTGAGGTGCTCCATTCCGTAGTAGACCATGTTGTTCCATTCCAATATAAATTAACAACACCATTTGAATCAACATTTCCATTAGTTAAAATTGTTGTAGTTGTTGCACCTTTTGTAATTTTTACTGTCCATGTTACTGGCTTTACATAAGTCATATCTGACCATACTTTTGATGTACCATTGTCTGAGACTAGGCTTCGCATCCCATATGAAGTTTCAAATTTAATGGCTATTTTATTTGCTACCGCATTTTTTTCAGAAGGATACGCAACGGTTAGTTTGCAGTTTGATAAAGAGGTTCCGCTTGATTTTGGCGTTACCCAATATTGATATTTATTTTTTGATCCAGCATAGTACATTCTATATGGCTCTTTTATCAAAGTATTGTATGGCAACAAAGCATTATAAGTAATGCCAGAATTACTTGTATTGTTAGATATAAAATATTTAATTCCAGCAGAAGATGGTCTTTTGGGGCTTATAATACTTGCAAGTGGGAATAACTTTAAAAATGGTTTATACTCTACACCAGCTGCATCTTTTAATGTTACTGTTTCCCCACCTAAATTTGTAGCAGTAACTCCAGTTATTAAATCGTTCATATTGTACTCTGCCCAAAGACCTGGGGACATTGATATGGTTGAAGACTTTTTAATTTGATCTAATACGTCTGTTGATGCACTTAACATTATACCTGTTCCAGTGTTAGACTTACATCCCAAAATTCTTGTGGATCTACTCCGCTTACCATTTTGACATTTCTCTTATTAACAGTAAAGCTGCAGTTTGTTATCATTACAGAAATTATTTCATCTCTTGCAGAAATTCCGTTATAAGATATTTTTAATTTAAATGCGCCAGTTCCTTTACCTTTATAAAAAGACCTAATCTGCTCTGCACCGTAACCGCCATCTACTGTCATTGTATCTGTTGATGGAAGTAAAGTCCATGAAACTTGAACTGATGATTTATCTGCAATAAATATTTTACGCATTGTGCCATTAGCCATGCGCTCTGATCTTTCAATTCTATTTGAATCTATTGATACTGGCTGTCTATTATGCTCAGACAACTTGGTCCAGGTGGGAGTAATTGCATTTGTACCTGTGTCTATAAATAGTAGTGAGCCTACTGGTAAAGTTAGTGCCATTATGTTCTCTTTACTCCTACCATTTTTTCATTTTGCTTTAGCGTAGCCTGCAAAAATTCAACTGCAGCAACCTTTGCTTTAGTTATTAATTGAGCTTCATTCATTCCTGGGGAAGCATGGATATGTTGTGTGTAATTAATTATACCTTGTCCTGCATTTGCATCACGCATTGGCTCAAACATTTTTGCTGCTTGATTAACATCGTATCTTGGAGATGCATATGGAATCTTTGCCATGTTTGGAATAACCATTCCGCCAAATGCCATTTCTGGGCCACGATCTCCAACAATTGTAGGAACCTTTGGATCAAGTCTCATTGTTCCATATCCAGCTTTTTTAGTAATAGATAGTCCAGCTCTTCCGCCATCACCAGAGACTACCCATTTTTTACCATCTTTATCCAAAAACTCTACGCCAACCCAAGTGCTGCTTCTACCAGATGCATCCATCTTTTGAGTTGCTCCAGCTTTTTGAAGTTCTTGTGGCTGAATAAATGTAGAGCCAGAGTATGCTCCATTTCCTGCTGGTATTGTGGTTGGTACCGTTGAAAGTTTTGCCATTCCAGTTGTTTTGCCCATATCAATCTTTTTGCCATTAACTATTAAATCACCGTTTAAAGTAATTCCAGATTTTTCTAAAGCAGCTTCAATTCCAGGAGCAACTTTATCAAATAATTCTTGTCCTGCTTTTATGCCAAGATTTCCATCTTTGTCTTTACTTAATCCTGTTGTATCAACTTTAGCTGCAGTTGCTGCTGCAGTTATAGCTGCAAGCATACCTCTATATTCATCTGTTGTTTTCCATTTAGCTAAATCATCTTTATGTTTGGTTATAGCCATTTGATAAGCAGTAATTGCTTTATTAAATGCATTCATTGGTGTTTCTAGCTTATCAATTTCCTTAGTAAGGTCTCCCATTTTTTCGCCAGCCAAAGCAGCAGCATCTCCCATGGCCTGCTGTTTATTACTAATAGCCTCAGCTTGTTTTTTAAGTGGTTCTATATCTGCTTTTGCTTTTGCATCAATAGCTTTAATTTGTTGATCATATTGTTGCCCTTTAACAAGACCTTCTAAATCTAACCTTGCCTGTTGTGCGCCAGCAGTATTGCCAGTTGCTTCAGCATTTTGCAATTCAAGCTTTTTAGCTTCAATTGCTCTTCCAGTATCCTCGGTATTCTTTTTATCTTCAAGGGCTTTTTTTCTAGCATCAGCAAGTTTATTAATTGCATCAATTTGTTTATTAATTGCGGCAAGTCTATCTCTATCTGAAATTTGAGCTGCTACTGATTGGCCTTTCATGGCCTTTGTATATTTTTCTTGCAAAGCTTTAAGTTTATCTAATGAATCATATTGTTTTTTTAGAAGACCAACTCTATTTTGTCCCTCAACATTTGCTGCAACTGCTTCCGCCATCTTATAAAGTGCTGCTGTTTGCTGTGCATTTAATGCAGAAAGGTCTCCAGTATATCCTCTTGCTTCAAGTCTAGTTTTTTGCCATAGACTTAATACAGTATCTTGAGTAGTTGCAATTTTTCTAATCTCTGGATTTTCTTTTGCTAGTTCGTCAATTGTTTCTTTTGTTAAAGTTCCCTGTGTTTTAAGCTTTCCATTAATAGCATCAAGAGTTTGAGATTCCGCATCTAATTTCATTTGATCTAATTCACCAGTACTAATAAATGAAGGTTTTGTTTTATCCTTTTTTCTTGCTTTTAGCATTTCATTATATTTAGTTGATATTGCTGTGTCTGTGCCCATCAATGCGGTATTTAATGCATTAGCCTGCTCAGTTGCATCTCTATTTGTTGAAGCCGCCTTATCGTATGTTCCAATTGCTCCTACTGCTCCAGTAACTGCATCTTTTCTATTTACAAATCGGCTATTGCCAAATGTATATAGTGAGGCAGAGGCTGCTTTATTTGAAAGCTTATACATAGTATAAATTTTTGCTGTGGCTTGTTCTGCTGACATTCCCATGGCAATAAATTGTTCTTTAAGTCTTACTGCTAAATCTGCCTGATCTTTTCCACTTGTTTTATTAATTAAAGCAATTTGATCTTTGTATGTAGACTTAACTTCAGTTTTTAATTTTTTGTATTGCTCAATAGTTAATTTAAGTGGGGTGCCAGATGTTGTCATGCTTTCATAAAGCATTTTATTATGCTCAATAACAGACTTAGCATCTGTTACTACATCTTTCATTTTGCCATTAAAATCAGTAAATTTAAGTCCAGCTTTTTGTGCAGCTTCTGCAGTCATGCCGTATCCAAGTGCATTTAATCTCATACTTTCGTTATGAGCTTTCCATACCTTAATTCCAATTGTTATTGCAGTCACTGCACCAAATGCAATCAAATTAAATCTTGTCATAGCAAGACCAAGCTTTCCAATAATTCCTTGGAATCTTTTTCCGCTAGAAGCCATTTCTGTCATTGCAGTTCCATATTTAGTAAGTCCACCAGTTTTTCCAGATATTACCCCAACTGGTGTTGTCATAGAGGCTGGCAACTTAGACATTAATCTTCCGCCTTTACCACCTTGTCCTAATGTTGCAGACTGCATCATCATTGGCAACATAAATCCTAATTGTTGCACTATCATTGATGCTATTGGGTTTGCAATCTTACTTGCAATCATTCCTGCTCCAACCATTGCTGCAATACTTCCAGCAATTTGTCCGCCAGCGCCATATTTATTTGGAATAATTCCTCCAGCATTTCTAGGAACAAATAACTCTGGGCCTTTTTCTCCAACAACATAAGGCTGTCCAGCATTAACTGGTCCGCCCTTTTCTCTTCCTTCTAAACCAAAGATAATCTTTTTTAGAGATTCTGTAAGAGGAGTATCTTTTTTAGATTCCCAATTTAAATACTTATTTCTTAAAATGTCTTTGTCTATTGGTGATAGTTGTTTTAATACAGACCTATCTCCAATCAAATCTGATGCGGCTGATCTTACAACTGAGTCTAGGATGTCTGGTTCTAGTGCATTTTTTAATGAACCTTTTGCATCTTTGACATAACCATAAGGCTTTTCTTTTGCAAGAGCTGCTGCAAATTTATCGTAGAATAATTTTTGAGTATGCTTTCTTAATCCAGTATTTGCAAATAAAGTATTGGCCATTTCAATAGAAAGTGAATTTACACCCCATGGCGCTGACTCATACATACTTGGCTTTGGTGCACCTGTTGGTCCAAATCCTGCACCTATTCTATGCATTGCTTTACCCTTTAATACGTTACCAATCATTCCACCAATTGCAAATCCATTTGCTGAAGATTTAAATCCAGCATCAGATAGGCTAACAATATGGCCAGACTGTCTTCTTTTTAATTCTTCTGCCGCTGCAATTTTAGCAAGGGCTGCTGGTGTAAGATTTGTTTCTTTTGATGCAACAACTGCTGAGTGTACGCCATGAAGTTTATTCCAATTAACATCTCTTGCATCTTCTAATCTTTGAATCATCTTTGCGTAAATAACTTTTTCTTCTTGATTTAGATCAAAACTTCCAATAGTCTTTTTTAATCTTGGCAAAGTTGTTTCAATTTCTGAAAGCATTCTTGAGTGATACGCATCCGCTGTCATTCCAGCAGGAATATCCATTGTTGATTCAGCAAAGAATTTCTTTGCTCCGCTTCCCTTTACTCCAAGCAAATTAATCATAGCTTGATTGCCAACAGATGGCATCATTGCTGAATAGTCTCTTACGCCAGAAGCAGTTGAAAATACCCCAGCTGTTCCAACATCTGCTAAAACATTTCCAGATAAATTACCTCTGCCTAAATCTTTATCCCCACGAAGTGATGAAGCAAGCAGCTGTCTAAAATATTGATCTGTTGTAAATTTGCCATCTTGGACTGTGAGTGCCTTATCAAATTGTGATTCAAGAACAAGAAGCTTTCTTAATCCCTTTGGATCAGTTGGATCACGCATTACATTAACGCTTTGTTTTGGAGCCTTTAGCCCATGTGCTTCACGAGCAATTTGTGTTGCTCTCATTTCAGCAAGTGCAGCTTTTTCGTCAAGCATTGGTTTAACAAAAACCTTTTCGCCATTTCTTGTATAAACTCCGCCAATTCCAGGAACTGGGAAACTTCTTCCAGATGTAGGCTCTAATAAATCTCCATACTCTGTTACTGGGTGCCTTGCAAATCTAGAATCTTTTACTGCAAGATCTGCTTTCTCCATTGCTGCTTTCATTGCTCTTTGTTGTTCTACCTGCTTAATTGTTTTAGGTATACCAAGGAACATTGCTTTTCCTCCGCCAAATAATCTTTGTGCAAATGAACCAGGAATCTCTCCACCCGAATTTGCTGCAATTTCTCTTGTTAGCGGAAGGGCTCTACCTCTTGTAAGAAGAAGCCTCATCATCTGAGTAATCATATGACCTCTTTGAATTACAGGCATTCTTTTAATAAGGTTTTGTGCATTTCCATATTTAAGCTCTTTTGCTAGCAAGTCTGCAGTTTCTTTTGCAGCATTTCCAGTCAAAGGTACTCTATCTACAAATTTACCCTGTGTCATTGAGGCTAGCCAATTTGTAAAGCTATTAACTTTACTGCTTCCTGCCATTGCCAAATATGCGTTTCCTCTTGTCCTATTACTCTTTAAATTTCCATTTTCTGTAGTAAAGAAATTTCTATCCTGATCTAAATGCTCTGAAGCATAATCAAGTTTTCCATTTGATGTAAATGTATTCATTACTCTCTGTAAAGAAACTTGATCTATGTCTGCTCTGGCCATAAGAGCAGCAACCAAACTTCTAGATGGCTGAACTCTTGAATTTGCCGAAGGCCTTCCACCAGGTTTTAGTTCTTCTGGTTTATCTTGCCATAATAAATCTTTATATTTTGCTTTTGAGGTTGAACCATCTTTATTTACTACTGTTCGTCCCATTCCCTGCATATCAATATACTCTTGCATGCGTCTGGACTGCTCTATTCTAAATCTATTAAAAGCTTTTCTATCTACCTGACCAGTTTTTGGATCTTTAGTTCTTTGCATAGCTTCTTCAAAATCTCTTTTTGCCATAGAGACTGCTTCGTCTTCACTAAATCCTAAATGATTTAATACTGCTGCATCGTGTAATATGACTCTATTTTTTAAAGATGCGTCATAGCTAGGATCTGAATTTCTTGTTAGCCAGCCCTTTAATCCAGTAAATAAGTTTTCTGAAAGTCCTCCTCCAAGATTTCTTCCAAGGCCAGATGTATTTCCAGGCCCACCATTTAATGCATGCATTAGTGGCATATTGTCTTGTGCAATATCTGCTGGAACGACTGCTTCGCCAGGTGTTAGAACTACTGGTACTTGACCTCCATCTGCAAATGTTGGGGTTCCGCCAAGAAGATTGCTTATGATTGGCATATTTTCTTGTGTTGATTTTTTATTAATTACAAATGATCCAGCCTCAGCTGTTGTATGGTATGTATCGCTATTTCCTGTTCCAGGGACTATTCCTCCATCTGCAAACTTAGGTTTTGTTGTTTGAATATTATATCCTGCGCCTGATGTTCTAACTCCACCAAGTGCTCTTGCAATCTTATCAACAATATCTTTTGTTGTTCCTTTATGGAACATTTCCTTCATGTTTGATTTTCCAGTTAAAGGGTCTACCACTGGTTGTGCTGTCAATGGGACTGTAGTTAGATTTGCAACTCTTCCCATGCCAGCTGCAGTCGCTGCTGCAGTTTCGGCAAGCATTGCTTCTACGGTTGCATTCATTGAAATAACTTTTGCTCTTGCCTGATCTACCGTTATTTTGCTTGCTTGAAGTTCTGCAACAATTGCTTGTGTTTCAGCTGCTGCAAGTTGAGTAATCTCAGAAAATTGTGGAAGGAGTGCTTGATATGATTCTGCCAAACTAGATGTAATTGTTCCAGTAGCCATGACTTCTGCTTTTAATGTTTTAATTTCTGCTTCTGACTGCATCGCTATTGCTGCTGTCATTGCATGCCATTTTGCTGCTTCTTGTGCAACAATGCCAGTAGATGTTCCATTTACTGATGTGACACCAGGAATCTTTGGCATATCTTGATTCATATATGCTTGTGGGTTTTTTCCAATTCTTACATTAACTGGGCCTGCTCCAGGAACTGTTCCAAATATTGTTCCCATTTGTGGGCTTTGTGATGGTATGAGATGCGACATATCTCTTGAATATGGCTGTCCTACTAATGGGTTATTTTTATCTACAACTCTTTGGCCTGCTCCGCCAGAAGCAATTACTCCACCTGCTACGGTAGATATTGCTGGTTGGACTGCAACTTTTGCTGCATTTGCTTTAATCTCAAGATTATTAAATGATTCTGTTAAAGTATTTACTGCATTTGATAATACAATTGTTGCTTCTGAATCTGAATAAAATGATGTTGCTAATCCTTTTGCTGCTGCTTCTGCAGCCATTATTTCTGGTGTTAGTAACTTGAACCCTTGTCCACCCTTTGCAAGTTGTCTTAAATGGAAAATTCCTTTTATAACATAACCAATAAAGTTACCCATAACACCAGCCAACATAATGAGTGGTCCAGCAATTGCTGTTATTCCACCTAATGCATTTAAAAATGTTTTAATTGGTCCTGGCAGGTGCTGGAAAAATTTAATAATAGAATCAACAACTTTTAATACTTGTGTGCTTATTTTTAAGAACTGCTCACCTGTTTGTGCTAAATCTGCTTGTACTGAAGCCCATGCTCTTTTAAACTGTCCAGAGGCTGACTCTGTCATAAGCTTTAATTCTCGCTCGGATATGCTTGCAAGGTCTACTGCACTTGCTTTCATTAGATCCATAACTTGAAGCGTTTGTGAGCCCTGTTTGCCTAAGTTTTCAAATAGTGCAGACATTCTTGCAAACTGAAACTTACCAAATAATTGTTCAATTGCTCTTGATTTATCTAATGGATTTAGTTTATCTAGTGCTGATTGCAGTGCCATGATGGTTCCCGTTAAATCACCAGCATTAGTATTTACTATACCCTTTAAATCAATTCCAAACGATGCAAACTGTTCTGTTGCAACTTTAGTTGGATTAATAAGTGATGCCATTGCTGACTTGATTGCATTTGCACCTTCGGCAGCATTTACTCCACCTTCTTTCATTGCTGTAAGGTATAGTGCTAAATCTTTTACATCTCCGCCGAGTGCTTTAATTACTGGGCCAGCTTTTGGAATTGCTTCAGTTAAATCTGCAAGGCTTGTTGATGTCTGGTTTTCAACTGCGTTGAGGAAGTCAATTGATTGTGTTAATTCTTCTGTGTTTTGTTTAAATGCATTTTGAATAGCAAGAGTTGCTTTCATTGCATCTTGTCTATCAACTTCTCCAAGTACTGCAAGTCTTGTTGTTTGCTGTGTGGCCTGAAGTAAATCATTACCTTGTTTACCAGTTGCAGCAAGGTCTGCTGCTAGGGAGATTGTGTCTTTAAATGCAACACCATATGAACCAGCAATTTCTTTTGCTGTGTCAGAAACATCTTTTCTAACTTTTGCAAGTTCTTGAGATGAAACTGCTGACAGCCCACCATAAACTTTTGTAAGTCTTACTAATTCTTGATCAGCTTCTTTAAATGCTTTTTGTGCAGCCATTCCAAATGCTGCAAGGGGTACAGTTAATCCAACTGTTAATTGGCGACCAGCCCACTGCGTGTTTTTACCCCAGTTAATAAGTTGGTTAGATCCATCAAGCATAACCTTATTCATGATTGCTGCTTCTTGGCGAGCAAGTGCCATCTTATTTTTTACTTCATCAAGACCTTTTGCAACCATTACGTTATACTGCATTAAGCCCTGTGCATTTTTACCAACAGGTTGAACTATTGCTTGCTGCAGCATTACCTGCTGTTTTGCAAGATCTTTAATTAAATTGCTAGTCTTTTTTGTATGGCCATTCCAAGCATTATAATAATCGTTGAGCTTTAAACGGCCTCTATCTAAGTTCTTTCCGAACTTGTCTACGTCTGAAGATAGTGATACAAAGTGTGAGGAGAACTGGCCAGTTGAGCGCATCGTTTCTGCAAACGATTTGTTCATTACTGCAATTTGATTTGCAAGCTTAGCGTTAGTTCCCGCTGTTGTTTCTTGTAATTTTACGAGTTGGGCAGTAACCGCAGCTAGCTGAGTTCTTAAACTCGTAAAGTCTGCGTGGGCGGTAATATTGGTCGTGATTAAATTATCTGCCATATACTTATGTTACTCTATAGAGTATCCTAATCCTGCTCCGATACCAAAACCAGCTTCGCTGGCAAAGGCCCCTTGTAGTGAAACTACATCATCTGCTGATGCATTTATACCAAGTGCTCTTCTTTTAATATCTTCGAAGGTTGATTCCCCCTCATTTTGATTACTGCTTTCATTTAAATCTACACCCTGAATTGAAGCTAAGAATTTTCTTTTCTCCGACTCAGACTTTTGCATTGATTTAAAAGTCTGGATTAACTCTGGCATTGAAAGATTATCTTCTAGTTGTTCGTAATTTATCCAATTACCAAGAAGAAAAACTTCCCCCTCTAAAGCGGCTAGATCTAGTTCTGACCAGCCAGTACTGCTGCCGCTAGTAGGTTTGGGTCGTCCATCTTAATTCCTCCGCAAACTTCTAGAATGCGATTGATAGTTGGAACGTCAAGTGTGTCTTCAAATGCGTCTTTATCTGCTACTAGGTCTGGCAGTTGCTTTTTTAGTGCCACTCCACATGCCTCAATAAGAATTGTTAATGTCTCATCTTCTGATGTTACTTCTTGTGTTCTTTGAATGACCTTCATAAACTCACGAAGCTCTTTAATTGTTAAAGGCTTGAGTTTAACTGTTGCGCCATTTTGTAGTTGAATTTCTTCAACATCATATACTGTAGTTGCCAATTTAATCCTCCTAGGATTCTGTCTTAATTATTGTATCATATTCAAAATATCATAGCAATAGAAAACCCCCCAATTTCTTGGGGGGCATCTATTAATTAATTAAATTAATTATGCTGAAAGAACACGGTCTACAATGAAACCATATTCTGCACCTGAGTGAGCTGAGTCACCAGATGGAAGCAAACGGAATGTTACTGGGAATGTTGATGCTGCGTTACGAGCCAAAGAGAACTGTGACTGTTGTACAGAAAGAACACGACGTGCATAGTATACACGCTCAGTCTTAGGATCTGATTCTGAAGTTGGTGCTTGACCAACTGCAATAAGCTGACGCTCTGTTGGTGCTTCACCAAGAGCTCCACCTGCAAGACCTAGCTTTTTGCCAGAGTCTGTAAGTGTAGTTGATGCCTGACCAAATACAGCAAGAACGTTCTCAAGAGTACCTTCTGCCATTTCTGTTGCGATCATAACTTCCATTGTCTCCTTGAATAGCTTTGCTGAGTCAAGAAGCTGATCTACTGTTACTGAACCGTATGATGGGTTGTATGTAACCTGAAGACCGTTGTTTGTGTAACCTACGTTACGATAAAATGCACCCTTTGTGTCAAGCGCTGGTGAAATTGCACCAGTTGCTGCTGTTGCAGTATCAATCTTGTTCAAAGAATCTGTATAAGACTCTCCAGTTTTAAATGCTGGAACTGTCTTGTTCTTGTTTGCTGTGAATGCATTGAGTGTACCAGCTGGTGCTGATGTCACGTAATCTGGGCTAGTGATGTCATTTACTGAAAGAAACAGTGGTGACGCACCAACGAGAATATTTCTAGCATTACCTGTATTTTGTGCCATGTTGTAAAACCTCCTGTTAAATAAATATATATATATTGACTTACATTTTAAATCTAATCAAAGCTGGCTAGGCTCTCTTTTTCCTCTTAGCTAATTTTACTGGATAACTAGACTAAAAGCAACTAGTTAAATCGACCCTCGGAATCTGTAGTTCTTGAATATTTGACCTCTAGGATTACATCTGTGGACATAAAGCCCTTAAGTTCTGCTGAAGGCTCTATGGGTGATGTCTCGACTACATGAATGCTGTGGAAAATTAGTTTATTCGTGTCCCTAACTGCATTTGCATCTCTGGCAGACTCGTCCATTCTGCGGAACAAGTCCATCATAAGGTTTCTTATTTCATAGACCTCTGTGATGTCTGTCGAGTAAATTGTAAATAGGACTTTTTCGCAGCATATCAACCAAATGTCTTCATATGACATTCCGATCTTGTCATAAACAATATGCTTTTTACCATTTAAAAATTGATCCATTTCTGGTGATTGCTGTACTGGTATGATTGGGATTATCTCTGTTCCAAGATTATCTGAATAGTAATTATAGGGATCAAATATTCCCGCATCTTTTAACTCTTTCCACAAAAATTTACGAAGCTCGAACATTGCGTCTATTTTATAATCTACCGTCATAGTGAGCCTCCAAATGCTGCCTGTAGTGATGCGTCCGCCTGTGTTCTTATTTTACCAGGGCTGAAGCTATATTGCACCTTCTTTATATTCATTGGAAGATTTAGTGCTTTTGTCATTTTTGAATTAAATATTCTTTGTAGTCCAGATGATTTTATTGATGAGTTTACCAACTGCCCACCAAAAAATCTTCCATATGACAATGAGAATTGATTTGTGGCCTGTGCTCCACCAGGCCTCTTAACGGTCACTGACGTACCTTTGGGCATGAAGACAGTTTCACCATCTAGCTCGAATACTAGGCGCTCAGCCGACCTTGGACGGATTACTATGGGCATTCCAGTTTCCATCACAAGAGCTTTGTTTGCAAATATATATTTCTTTTTTTGTTTTTTATTTTTAGACGGCACGGATGACTTAGATAATTTAAAGTCATAGTTTATTTTAAATGATAAGCCATCTAGATCTAGTCTTGAAAGTTTAAATAGTCTTGCGGTTGGTACTCCAACCTTATTCCATTCGTATACATGATGTAAAGATCTTGGCTTTACTCTTGACTGCGAATCAATATAGTCGCCAAAGTCTTTTTCTATTTGATTAAATATTGTTGTTTTAAATAAATTCTTAAACTCAGCATTTGTTGTTAGCTTAGAAAGGACTGCTGCTTCATAATATAAAAATGCAGAAACTTGTGCTACTGTGCTATCCCTAAGAATTCCTGGGGCTGATCCAGCCATTAATCTTTCAAGTCCGCTGGCAGTTTGAATTAACGCTACGCTAGAATCCAATTTCCTGGTTCTCCGATCTCTTTGCAACAGAGTTGTATGCAAGAACATTACCAAATGGATCGGTAATCGGGGTAGAGCTTATGACTTCAAATACTGTTGGTGTATTATTTGGGTAGTTAATTTCTTTCCAAACAACGTTACCAGACATATCTCTAACATTGGTAATCTTTTCTCTATATGTTATTTGATCAGGTGTTCTGATTTCAAGCATTTGTTCATTTGAATACTTATTGTTAAATATCTGCTTGTCGCCGCTTCTTCCAGAACCAGAATTTGAAATTATTCCTTTTGCCGCACATGGGACAGACCTAGTAAAAATCCATTCTTTTTTAATGGCTCCAGTATTTTCATCTTGAGTGTCTAATTGAAGATAGATATCTAGCTTCATTGGCATTAATGAAGTTGCTAGGCTCATTTTAGAACGCTACCATTCCGTTCAATACATACGGTGCAAGTAGTTGGTCTGCATACAAGTTTCCAGTTCCTCTATGTGCATCCTGCAAGAATTCAAACTTCCAGTCAAATGTACTAATGTTCTTAACATACTTATCTTTCCATGCACGATCCTGATCAAAGTATTGCTTAATTAATACTATGCATGCCTCTTCAACATTATCTGGTATTGAGGACCATCCAAATCTTCCTTGAACAGAATATCTGCGATCTTTTTTAAATGCAGCGGAAAATCCTTGGTCGTTAATTGTTGGCTGGACCATTCCGTTTGCAGAATAAATCATGTCGTCCATCATCTGCTGCCTGTTGACTCTGATTCCAAATCCCGATTCAGAAATCATTGGTTCGTATATCCAGTTTTTAACATTGTTTATATTATCAATTAAAAGGACATCGTTTTCATATACCTCATGAATTTCATTAAGTTTAAATGGCATAGGCAAAATGTCTGAGCCTGAGCCATAAACAATCTGCTTATCATCGTATAAATGAAAAATCTGATTTGTATAAATTTCAATAAGTTTTCTGGCATACTTTTCAGCCATCTGTAGCTCGTGATATGATTTATAGTTAGGGTCAGAAGGATCTGTTCCAAAGTTTAAATCATCAATGATGTCTGATAGATTTGCATATGGTGTTACTACGTCTGTAAAGTATATGTGTGAGGCCTGATTATTATTGACCGTGTACCGCCACTCTACTTTAAATTTTCTATTTCTTCTGCATAAAGATAACGGCAAAACAACCTGATACGTTCCCATATCAGTTTCTAGTTTTGTAGCAGTAAATGTTCCTACTGGAACTGTTGGGCTAACTGCTGGGGATACTGTATTGTCTTCGGTAATATCGTATATAACCGCTGTAACAGATCCATCTGCATCTACTAGTTCTCCACCCCAAAATATTTTTGTTTTAATTGGTGAAGTTTGATCTTTGTATATTTCTGCCATTAACTTATGTTAACGTTTAGTTGTAGAAGTCCTGAACTTCCTTTGGTGTCGCTAAACGAAAACCCTCCTCTGTATCAAAGATATTTTGAGCATCTTCTTCAGACATTGCTACAAAAGGATGATCTTTTGTAAAAGTATATCCGTGGATATCGTATCTGTGATTGTCTCTTGTCATTCTTACAAGTAGGGTATCTTCTGCCTGAGCTTTTGGATCAAACTTTGGAAGAACTTCAATTTCTTCTGTGTCTCTTTCAATTGCTTCTAACGTGCTTTGATATACACTCCAAGTAACGCCTTCTTCTGCTAGAGCTGCAATAATGTCTTTTTTATTTTTTAGGCCTTCTGAATCAACTGCAAAATCTGTTGCAATTACTTTTAACTCAGCCACTTTTAATGTGTCAAACGACATATTTTATTTCTCCTTTTTCTAGGTCCTTTAATTATAGCATTGTTAAATTTAAATGAAAAGCCCCCAAAATTAATTGGGGGCCTTTCTGTAGTCTAATTCTTAATTAATTAAGAAGCAACCTTAACGTTCTTTACAACTACCCAAGCGTCTGCCTGCTCGATTTGAACGCCAACACGAGTATACATTGTGTACTCGATTGAGTCCTTACGTGGCCAGAAGAATCGGTAAACAGTAACATCACGCTTGATACCAATAACAACGTTATTTGGGAATGTCAAGTGGATATCTCCGTGTGAACCTGATGGGCTTGCATATGTACCTGTCTGTGTCTCAGGAAGCAATGGAACTTCAACGATTGGAATACCAAATGCGTATGGAGCTACATATCCTGCTGGACCTCCAAGAACTGGAACATCACCACGGATGATGCCTGAAGCAATATCCTGTGGAGTAACGTTCTGGATGTTCTGTGAGTTAGAGTATAAGTAATCCTGGATCAAGTTTGATCCTGAAAGGAAGCGAAGGTCTGTACGACGTTGCTTGTACTTACGTGGAAGAGCCTTTAGAGCTGAGTTAAATACTGCACGAGAAATTCCCGCACCTGCAGCATCGACAACACGTCCGTGTGTCTTTGCCTTCTTAACTACACCGTCAAAAGACTTGTATAGTGCATCGCTTGAAAGAGATGAGTCACCGTTAAGAAGAAGATCTTCGATGTCATTTCCTGCTTGTGTTGCCATCATACGTGCAATGTGATCTTCTAGATCTGCACCTTCAATGTTGTCTTCTAGAGACTCTGTTGAAAGCTCCCAGTCCATGCGGAGTTTCTTTGTTGAAAGAGAAATTTTTGAGAAAGTAACACCGCTGTTAGCAGCTGTGTTTTCGCCTTCGGATGCAAGCTTTACAAGCTTTTCTCCTACGGACATACGATCAATTTCTGTTGTGTCGGATTTCATTCGGACTGTACGTGCAACCTTACCAATTACGGTAGCATCGAACATATAGTCCAAGAATCGTGCTGATTGTTCTGGGTTTAGAAGTCCACCGTTGCCATTTTCTGAAGCAACATGAACGCCTGAACCACCTGTTGAAGAACCGAACCCAGTTGATACTGTTG